AACTACTTTTAATTTTGAAAATCCAACTAAATTTTCTACTGTTAATATTACTGATACTAATATTTTACAAATTTTAGATGTAACTGATAGTGATGGTAATTTGTGGTATGAAGTTCCATATTTAGCTCAATCTACAATTTATGATAAATTAGCTAACCCAACATATAATTCTGATCAAGTTCCTTATTTATTAAAACTAAAACGTGCTCCACGTAGATTTGTTTCAAGATTATTATCTGATAATAGTTTACAATTAGAATTTGGAGCAGGTGTTTCTAATAAGTCTGATAATAATATAATCCCAACCCCAGATAATATTCAATTAGGTTTAGTACCAGGTGTATCTAATTTATTAGATAATTATAATCAAACATCTATATTTTATACCCAAGAATATGGTTTAGCTCCATCAAACACAACGTTAACTATACGTTATTTAATAGGAGGTGGTATAACTTCAAATGTACCTGCTAATGATTTAACTACAATTGATATTTCAGGAGTTTATTTTAAATCAGGTCTTATAGATGATACAATTAGAAATAGTGTAGTATCAACTAATCCAAATCCATCTTCAGGTGGTAGAAGTGCTGATGAGATAGAAGAAATTAGAAATAATGCTTTATATGCTCATTCATCTCAATTACGTGCTGTAACTAAAAATGATTACATTGTAAGAGCATTATCACTACCTTCAGATTATGGTAGTATATCTAAAGTATATGTTAGTCAAGATTTAAATTCTAATCCACAACAAACTGTAGCTCCAACAGCAGTTTCCAATCCATTGTCTTTAGATATGTATGTTTTAGCTTATAATGATAAAAAACAATTAACTCAAGCAACAACAACATTAAAAGAAAATTTATCTACATATTTGAATGAATATAGAATGGTAACTGATGCTATTAATATTAGAGATGCATTTTATATTAATATAGGAGTTAATTTCGATGTTACTATAGTAGGAGGATTTAATAATCAACTTGTATTACAAGATTGTTCTAATGCTTTAAAAAATTATTTTAATATAGAAAATTGGCAAATAAATCAACCAATTATCCTTTCAGAAATTATGATTACTCTTTTACAAGTAAAAGGAGTACAATCTGTAGTTAAATTAGAAATAATAAACAAACAAGATATTACTGGAACTTTATATTCAACACTTGGGTACGACATATCAGGAGCTACTAGAAATAGTAATGTATATCCTTCAGCAGATCCTTCAATATTTGAAGTAAGATATCCTGATACTGATATTCAAGGTAGAGTTGTTACTTATTAAAAATTAAAAATATGAATTTACAAAAATTAAAAGGACATGTTCCTGATAAAGTTATTGAACAGATTCCTGCTGTGATGGAAAAGTTTCAAATTAATACTCCATTACGATTAGCACACTTCTTAGCACAATGTGGTCATGAAAGTGGTGGATTCCGTTTAACAAAAGAAAATTTAAATTATAGTGCTAAAGGTTTAATGGGTATTTTTAAAAAATATTTTCCAACAGAAGCATTAGCTAAACAATACGAACGCAAACCAGAAAAAATCGCTAATAAAGTATATGGTGGTAGAATGGGTAATGGTCCTGAAGCAAGTGGCGATGGTGCTAAATTCTGTGGTCGTGGTTATATTCAACTAACAGGTAAAGATAACTACACTGCCTTTGGTAAATCAATTAATGAAGATATGACAGCTAATCCTCAAGCAGTAGCTGACAAATATGCATTGTTGTCTGCCGCTTGGTTCTTTAACAAAAATGGTTTACATAAAATGGCAGATGGTGGTGCTACTGATGCAGTTGTTACATCTATCACTAAACGTGTTAACGGTGGTACAATTGGTTTAGCTGATCGTATCAAACATTTTAAAGAATATCACGCATTATTAGCGTAAAATAGTTTGATAGTTACCATATTTATATGTAGTAATTACTAACTATGGCAATCTATAAAATATTTCCTGAAAAGAGTGCTACTCTGTATTCATTCTATCCTACATTAAACACAGGATTAGATGAAATATTAGAGATTAGCACTTTCTATTCAATTAATGGTACTGATGAAGTGTCACGTGCTGTTATTAAATTCCCTTCTGCTCAAATAAGCGATATACTTGCTAATAAAGTAGGTAATAATAATTTTGATGCATATTTAAAGTTATATTTAGCTAACGCTTCATCTATACCTTTAGACTATACATTATTGTGTCACCCACTATCAGGAAGTTGGAATATGGGTACTGGTAGATTAGGTAATTCTCCTATTACTACAGATGGAGTTAGTTGGCAATACAAAGATCAAAATGGTGGTAATGCTTGGATTAATAATTCATTCCCATCAGGTGTAACTGGTTCGTATAGAAGTGGAAGTGCAGCAGTGTCTGGTGGTGGTACATGGAATTCAAATGTAAATTATCAAGCAACACAATCCTTTACAAATTCAACTTCTAAGGATATTGAATTAAAAGTATCTAATACTGTAAGAGCTTGGTATAGTAGTTCAATACCTAATGATGGTTTTATTTTAAAACATAGTTCATCTATAGAATTTACATCTCAATCTAAATTTGAAACAAAATATTTCTCAGGAAATACTCATACAATTTATCCTCCTTGTTTAGAAATAAGATGGAATGATTTTTCATATACTAGTTCTTTAACACAAGTTACATCTAGCACATTTGTAGCTAGTTTAGGTAATAACAAGGGTGAATACCAACAAGATTCAGTTCAACGTTTTAGAGTAAATGTTAGAGATCAGTTTCCATCTAGATCTTTTTCAACCACTTCACTTTATTTAAATAATAAAGCTTTACCTACTTCTTCATATTGGTCAATAAAGGACTTGGATACCGAAGAAATTGTCGTAGATTATGACAGAACATATACTAAAATAAGTTGTGATTCTCAAGGCAATTATTTTGATGTTTATATGAATGGATTAGAACCTGAACGTTACTACAAGTTGTTGTTTAAAACAGAGCTTTTAGATGGTGAAACAGTTATATCTGATAATAATTACTATTTTAAAGTTATAAGATAATGTCTCGTATACCATTAGAGAAAACAGTATTTAATAAAGATGCTTTTGATAAAGTAATTAATAGACAATTTAGTCAATTACCTCCAGCCGTTCAAGTAGATGCACAGGATGCAGCTATCCCATCTTTTACAATAGAAGATTTTTTAGCACTATTTAATTCTTTATATGACTTCCTACCAGAAGATATTTTAAGACAATTGCTAGAAAGAATAGCAGGTACTTTAGGAGTAAGAATAGATGATACAGATATTCAAGCATTGTTAGATGAAATTACTTCATTAAGACAACAATTAGTAGAAATACAAACCACAGTGAACGCTGCAAGACAGGGTTCTCAACAGCAATAAGATAATGGCAGATAATATTAAAATAGTAGGTAGTATTCTAAGTACAAGTCAAGTTTCACGTTATGAAACAGATGACTTAAGGTTAATTACTTCTTTAAATATTAAGAAAAATTTTGATCCTTTTAGTGATTATATAGAATATCATGTTTATGACATTACTAGTAATCCATTAGAAGATAATTACAATTATCGTAGTTATAAATTACCTACAGATGAACCTCTAAATCCAGGAACAACCCCTGATTTAAATACAACAAACCAAACAGCCACAGGTGCTCAAGTAGGTAGTGTATCTAATTTAAGTACAACTTCTTCAACATATCCTGTTATTGAAATTGATCCTGTACAAGATTTACAAAATCTAGGTTATTCATCAGGTGAATTTAAGGTTCAATATAATATATTTAGAAATAAAATTTCAAGCTACCCCTCAGCAGAATTATTTATTAAAGAAATTTCTCCTGATAGAACAGAAATTAGAGTTGGATCTGTAGTACTAACAGATAATCAAATCGAAACAGGTTCTCTTGCTTTAATAGAATCTTATACTACATCTTCTATTTTCGATCCTTTTCTTTTAAATTTTGGTAATAATATACAAGAACTTGTTACTAATATTGTTTTAAATAGAGTTGATACTGGATATGAAATATTATTTAAATTATATAATACTTTAGATGATTCTATTACTGAAAAATCATCATTATGGGTTGTAGAAGAAATTTCAACACCTTATATTTTTGATATTAATCTTGATGCTATATTATCTGCACCAACAGGCAGTACATTAAGAGGACCTAATTTTAGTAACCTATCAAGATTTGGTCTAAATTCAACTGACGGACCCTATGAAAATCAGTTTGCAAATGATCAAGAAGGATTATTTAAATTAAATAATTCTCAAAGTATTGATATTAATATAAATTATAGTGGTAATGGAAGTGGTGAAAGTGGATTTGGTAGTTTTGTAACGTTTGGATCTGCTTTATCACGTGTACATAATTTTTATACTAAAGTACAACAAATTGAAAACTATAACAATCTTATAGCTCAATACCCAACTTACAACTTAATAAGTGGTAGTTTTTCAGGCAGTTTTTCTAGCAGTTTACAATCAGAAATAAACACATTATCTTCTAGTATTAATAGTATTATTTCAAATTTTGATGGATTTGAAAATTATTTATATTTTGAATCAGGTAGTTTACTTTCAACAGACCAATATGGAATTACTCCTTATCCTAAATCAGGAAGCTATAAACCATATGTTTTATTACCTACAACATCATCAGTAGCAGGTATTTGGTATGCATCTTCATCCTTAAAGGCTGAAGACTATGACTCAAATAATGTTGATTACTTTAAATACTCAGTACCAGGATATATAGTAGATGATCCTGATAATGCAAATTATGTGACCTTTTTAAATATGAT